ATCGCTTCCTTAAAGAAGCAATACAATCAAAACGGCGTGACCAATCCTAATTATCAGGACTCACCGCCAGTTGCTCAGGCCAAGCCTGAGCCAGTCGAGGATCTATCAGGTATCCCTGAAGATCTCAAGATTACACCACCACCTACTCCTCAGCCTGGATCTACGGCTCGGGTTAGCGCAGAAGATTGGCTTCGTTGGGGCAAGGAAATTGACTCAACGGGTGCCGTAAGTGCGGCTACTCGCAAAGAGATCCAAGCAAAGATGGGTGCTGATGAGGTAATCATTGAGCAGATGATTAAGGGCCGCAAGGCTTTAGCTAAGCAATCTTGGGACGATGCTGCGTCGGTTGTCGGAGGCAATGACAACCTTAAGCGCATGTTTAAATGGGCCCAGGATAATCTAACAGCTGAAGAGGTTGCAGCAACTAATCGTGCTCTCCAGACTAATGCCTATAAGAATGTCCTCCTAGGACTCAGGGCACGCTTTGAGCAACAAAACCCACCAAAGGCCCCTTCACAGGAACCCAAGCCAATGGATAATCGGGTCAACCCCTCACAGGTTCCACAATCCGTACAGGTGTTTAAAAACCAAGCTGAACAACAAGCTGCTTTACGAGATCCAAGATTTCGTTTAGATGCAAAATATCGCCAAGCAGTAGAAGCATTGGTTGTTAATACATCAAAGTATGGTTATAGAAATCGTTAACTCCGTATAATCCTGTAAGAAAATTTTATTTATATTTCTTACTAGGACACGGAACAATTAAAGGTTTCTCCTTCGTTTAAAGTTTAAAATAAATAGAGAGTTTCTATATAAGGAGAAACAAACATGCCAGAGAACATTAATAATTTATTCCCAATTGATTCAGGTTATCCTACTATTAACGTAGGCAATGCTGGAAATATGGATGGTCATGGTGGCTGGCCTAAAGGTGGTCAAGCTGCTAGCGGAAATAGCATTCCTTCGGTTTCAGGCGCTACTGATCCATCATACTGGCTTCCTATTTGGTCAGGTGAAGTAATCAATGCTTATGATCAATACAACATGTTTGAGCCAATGGTTACTACTGAAACCATTGAATCAGGTACAACCAAGCGTTTCCCAATTACAGGAACCGTTGGTCACAAAGGCATTTGGCAAGCTGGTGAAGAACTACTAGGTAACACTGGTATTTCAACTCCAGGTTGGTTCGACATTTCTCTCGACCAACGCCCAATGGCTGCTTTCTTTGAACTTGACGATATTCACCTCATGCTTACCCAATGGGACTACAGAGCTGAATTAGCCCGTCAAGCTGGTCTTCAACTCAGCTACATTCGTGACAAGCAAATTGCTTGCATGATTGCTCAAGCCGCATTCTTACCAAATCGTAATCCATTTAATACTGATTACACTGGTATGAATCGTCCAGCCGCAGCTGGTGGTACTGCTACACTTCCACCAAACGCCGCATTTAATCACCTTGGAAATCGTGCTTCAAATCAGACTCAACGTACTGATGCTGCACTTCTTCTTCTTGATTATCTAGAGCGTTATATGGTTCGTCTTTCTGAAATTGACGCAACCCTAGGTGAAGTATACTGCGCCGTTACTCCACAAGCCTTCCATGACATCCGTGCACTTGGTATTGCCCGTGATGCTACTGGCCTTGTCGGTGGTGCTGGTCGTCCATTCTTCGGTGGCGTAGCCGAAGCTGGTGGTCTTGGTGCTCCACTTACACAAGGTATGTTCGGCATTACCGAAAGCCTTGAGTACATGGGTATTAAGATTGTTAAGAGCAATCACTTACAACAACTACAAGGTTATGTTGTTAAGTCTGGTGCTAATAGCAATGTTGATCGTGCTCCAACCTTTGCTAGCACTGGTTTAATTAGCAACGTTGCTGATAAGGTTGGTATTCTTGCATCACTTGGTGATCAAAAGTATAACTTTGACTGGAATGCCAGCAAACAAGAGAACTGGGATCCAACTAGCAACGCTGGTGCATTTACTAAAGACAATATTTCTGGTGCTAGCGTTTCTACTGCTCACACACTAAACGATGACTTTGCTCCAATTAAGGCTCTTATTTGGCAACGCTCAGCCGTATGTTCATTGCGTTTACAGGGTATGAAGGTTGAAACAGTCAAGGATGTCCGTAGAGGTACATTCTTCACTGTAAGCTCCATCATGGCTGGTGCTGGTATTCTTCGTCCAGAACTCTGCGGCGCAATTCAGGGTCTTGAGACTAATTAATCTTAGCGTTAGCTAATCACATTTTGGTATTTGTACCTAGGGGGTCGAAAGATCCCCTAGGTATTTTTTTCGCAAGGAGAGTTATGAAACCATTTAATCCAATTTCAAATTCATCTACCGTGAATCCTTCACGGTCTACAGGTCTTGGCGATACGGTAGCTAAGGTGGCAAACAAACTTGGTTTCAAAAAAACAGAAGGTTGTGGTTGCCAGAAACGCCAAGAATTTCTTAACAAGCTGGTTCCCTACGGGAAGAAAGGAACTAAGTAATGGGACTATACAGTTATACTGATGCTATTAATCATATGCTGTTGTCCTCGGGAGAGCACTTGATTTCTGATTTAACGGCTGATGCTGGGGTAGATACCAGTGTTGCCCAGTTCATTTTAAATCAAACAATCAAGGCAATGGTAATGAGAGGTATTGCAAACAACAGATACATTACAACCATCACTCCAGATGTCAATGGTAAGATTATCTTACCGTCCAATGCTTGTTATGCTCAGGTCGTAGAACCCCTATTTGATCCTACGACGGGGGAGGTGATCCAAACTACATTAAAGTCCACAAATAGC